AAGGTTCTAAAGCAGTTTGCAAACTTTCTAGAATGGTTTCAGAGGGTAAAGAAAACGAATTTAGATCATACCCTGTATTTCACGAATCACAAATAGAGTTTAGAAAGGAGAGTAAATAATGGATATATGCGAACACAACATACCTAAAGAAGTAAATATAATTAATGAAGCTACAAAGATAACTAAAGAATTCAAATCAGTTGAAGAATTTTCAGATTATCTTTTGAGCCTTAAACCAGAACTTTTTGATAATACATGGGATTTATATGATGAAAGTATTTATGGTTTAACAACTAGAATTTGGTTCTCTAAAGGCCAGATAATAAAATCGGATTTGTTTGAAGATAAAACATTTTCGCTTAACTTAAAGGAGAAAAAATAATGAATAAATTTCATAAAACTATACATGAGATTTACGACTTACCCATGAAAGATAGAATTAAGTATTGTCAAGATTTTGTTTATAATCTTACAAAGCTTAAATTTTCATGGAAAGAAGCAAAAAGATATTATCACGAAATGTTTGATTGCGATACTTACGAAAACGATATTTATATAGTTATGGTTTTTAGAGGTAAGCAAGCAGATTGGCAAATTCATGATAAAGAACTTAAAGGTCAAATGACTTATATATCTATAAAAAATAGAGATAAAACTTCAATTCATGATTGGAGACACTTACAACAAATTAAGAATGAGTTAGTAGGTGTAGATTGTGAAGCAGTAGAAATTTATCCTAACGAGGATAGATTAGTAGATACAGCTAATCAATATCATCTGTTTGTATTTCCTAAAGATTACAAAATACCTTTTGGTTGGAATACTAGATCAGTTATTAAGGAAGAATTAAAAGGTGGTTATAATAAAACAGGACAAAGAAAAATAGAGGAGACAACAGATGTTGATATTCGGCAAAACTAAAAGTGATTGGAAAGCAATAGAACTACATTATAGACGAGAATGGTTATGTTTTGTAATTGGTTTAATAATAGGAGTAATAATATGAGTTTAGATAAAGAAATAAATTATTCATTTAAAAAGGTAAGATTAATTGAAAGATTAGTCACTTATCATGATTTAAAATCAGATTTGGATAAATTAATAGATCAAATAGAAAAAGAATTAGTTTTATTAGATAAAGAAAATGCAGAGAAAGGAGATCATAATGTCACTAAAGGAACAAAGGCTTAAATTTATAAATAAAATATCTTTAAAGAGAAGATGGACATTTGGAGATAATAACCCATTCTTTGTAGAAGTTTATGAATTAATGGATAAGATTCAAGCAACTACATTAAAAGAATACAAAAGGAAGTTAAAACTAGAAAGGAAAAAATATGAAAAAATGGCTATGCTTAATTATATTCGTACAAGCTTGTGCATATAAGCCTGTAATTGATACTGCTGGAAGAAGTGGAACTTTTGATAAATCTAAAGCAGAAGAAATAACAAACGATTTGCAACATTGTAAAATGGTTGCAGATAGTAATACTTCATTTTGGGGAAGCATTAATTATTGGGTAACAAGCCCTACTGCTACAACTCAAAATGAATCAATTTACAGAAAGTGTCTTATTAATAGAGGACATTCTGTATTAAACTAGAAAGGAAAATATGAATCAATATATTTATATAGTTAAAATGGGAGAAAATAAAACACATAAAGTAAATTTAAAAAAGTTTGTTAAAGCAGTTAATCAATCTTTAATAACTGAATCTGTTTTTTTAACAAAAGAAAAAGCAAAAGAATGGATTAAAAGTGAAAAGATATATAGAAAAAATGTAGAAGCTTTACGAAAAGAAAGTATCAAAGAAAGGTTAAAATATGAATAAACAAATAAAAACAGATTATATGATTAAAGGAATGATTGAGGATTTTACAAAAAAACCTAATCACAAGCTTTTAGATCAAATAATAGGTCTAAAATTTAAGCATATTAGACTTAAAAAGGATATTACTGCAGAAGCAGTAGTACAAGATAATAAAATATACTTTAAGACAATTTATAGTTTATATAAATTCGAAAAAGGTATAACAACTACAACAGCTAAATTATTTGCATTAAGTAAGTATTATAAATACGACATAACGCAATTATTTGAACGATTAAACTAGAAAAGGAAAAAAAATGTCAACAAAAATAAGTATAGATAAACATGGTAACGAAATAGAGTTTAACCCTAATGAAAAAAAATATAGATATAAAGTTAATGGTGAAGTTAAGACAGGTTGCACATCTGTAATTGACCCTAGATTTGGAAAAGCTGGAATTGTAGGTTGGGCAAAAAAACTTCCATTAGAAGCTTTAAGATGGCAAATGCAAGAAGATAAAAAACCTATTGATGAGATAGAAGCTTACATTTCTAAACTTAAAATAAAAGTAGCAGAACTTTCTATTAAAGATGCAAATATAGGAACAATGATGCACACACTTTGTGAAGATTATATTTTAGGTAAAAATCCTGTAGCACCTACCTCTGAACCATTAAAAACTATGTTCCCTAAATTCACAGAATGGTGGGATAATATGAATATAGAAGTTGTAGAAACTGAAAAAACATATTATTCGCAAGAATTAGATACATGTGGAACAGTAGATTTAATTTGTAAAATGAATGGTAAGTTAGGATTAATTGATTTTAAAACATCAAAGTCTATTGATTATTCTAACTATCCTGTTCAAATATCTGCTTATCGAAAAATGATAATGGATAGTACAGATTATAAAATAGAATTTTTAGGATTAATAAATATTCCTAAAGATAAAGGTCTTCCAATTAACTTTAGAAAAATTAAAGTTAAGAATGATTATTTAAAAGCTTTTAAATTGTGTAAACAATTATTAGAGTTTGAAAATGATTATGCTAAACAATTAAGTGATTGGAAGAAATTAGTAAATAAACAAAAACAAAAAAAGAAACAATAAGGATAAACATGACACAAACACAACAAGGACAACTACCATTCTGTGGTTTAACATTAAAGATGTATAGCACAGGAAACAAAGCCCCAAAAATGGAGTACACAGCTTCATCTAATAAGGCTAAATTTAAATGTACTTTAACTAAAAATATGTACGATCTAAAAGATATAAATATATGGTTAAATACACCACAAGTTCAAGAGTATGTTCGATCAGGACATCTTTTAAAGTGGGGTAGTAAAATAGTACAAGGAGAACAAAATCAATTTGGAGATGGATTAGAGTTAGAAGTAACCTATTTCATGGTTAAACCATTTGGTGGAAATAATAATTTTAATAAACAAAGTTATACTCCTCAACCTCAACCTACTATGCAACAACAAAGCTATCAACAAGCAAAGCAAGGTATTCAGCTTACTGATGATAAGTTGCCTGATAGTCCTAAAGAGGAGATAGATTGGGCTAAAGAAAACCGAACTGATTTTAACCCAGATATGTATGAACAAGAATTAGGTTAATGTCTAATCAACCGAAATACATAGAGTTAAGACCGAAAACTTTTAACCCTGATCAAATATTAATTTATTTAGATAAAGTAGATAGGCTATTTGCTGATACTGAAATTGAATATAATAATATTAAAAATCAAGTTCAAGAAGTTTTTGATTTTGTTGTTAGCGAAAAAATGGATAATGAAAAAATATCTGTTTCTTTAGCAAAAGTTAAAGCAAGTAATGATGAAAGATATAGAAAAGTAAAAGCTGATCTTTCTGCAAGTCATAAATTATATTTGTATTATAAAATACAATCTAAATTGGCTCATTCTTATTGTGAAAACTTAAAGCAACAATCTATTAATAATCTAGCAACTGAAAAGCTGACTAGAGGATAAATGAATTTTACTAACGAAAATTGGATTGCTCCTTTGTTTATCAGTTAGTAAATAGAGTTATTAGCGAGAGTTAATAATTTGGCTAGGGTGGTTTCTTAATCTGGTTTGGAACTGCCCTAGTTTATAGTTACATCAAAATGTTTTAAGTTAGTTTTAGAAGTGATCTTTATTTCTTTATAATTATAATCAATTAATTCTACATCATGATGTTTAGTTAAATCTTCAATAGCTTGTAAAAGTTTAGGTCTAGATGGTACTACATCTATAAATCTTAAAGCAACAAAATGGCCATAAGGATTATATTTTGATTCTATTTGAAATTCTGCTTCAATTATTACTGCGTCTATCATTAAGACATCTTACTACTTCTTACGCATAATGTCAGCACCTTTAAGACCATAGATCGCAGATACAACACCTATAAAAATAGCTTGATACCAATAAGGAAGCTGATTAAAATACTCAAAAAATAAATCTAGCTTATTACGAATTTCAACATCGTCAGAGAAGATAGACCAACCCAATATAAGAATAGGAATAGATATAAGAATGAGGACAAACTCGTCTTTGAAACCATTGTCATTACTCTCAATAATTTTTGCTTTATATTCAATTTCGCCTCTGCTCATTTTCTCTGCATGAAGCATTTGTGCGTCTGAAAGTAATTGTTTAGTTCGTTGTTTATTTTGATATAGCTTCGCTCCTGTCTTTACACCTAACGATAATAAATTCAACCACATAATTATTCTTTTTCTAATAATTCTATTTGCATATCAATAACATGTTTTGCTTTTTGCAAATCTTTAATTTGATCTTTTTTATCTTTCCATTTTTTATCATATCTAGATACATATTTAATTACATGAGTTTGACAAGCATTAAGATCATTAGCCATACAATACTCTAAAGGTTGAATTTTAAGCCTTTTATAGTGATTTCCTAATACCTGTTCAGAAAATGCTGAATTGTTTGTCTGCGTGGCTCTATGGCTCTTTAAAAGGGTCTTTTTTAGTGTGTTTGAACTCATACTATATCTCCTATCCAATCTCCTTTGGCATTTAACACCATCGGTAGTAATCTTGGTACACCATTTAAAATTATACCACAACCTAAAATAAATCTTGTTCTAAAATTTTTAGCATAAGCAAAAGCCATATTTTTTTGATTAATTAAACAACCTACATTCATTCCAAAGAAAAGGTTATCTGGGTTCGCCCACCAACTAATAACAAACTTTGTATGATAATGACCTTGAACACAACTCATTCCCATAGCTTGACTTGTTTTTAATACATCTGCTGATCTTCCATGTGTAAAAAAACATCTTTGACCATTGGCCATAGTAAGTGTTAAATCATCTATCCACTTCCATTTTTTAGTACCTAGAAAATCTCCATAATCTCTTAAAAATTCTTTACTCATTCCATACTTTAATGCTCGTCTATAAACTAGACTAGAGTGGTTTGAATCTACTTCTGTAACTTCTGGAAATATATCTTCTAATTCTTTTATATATTTTCTAGCTTCTTTTAATTCGTGTCCAGCAGAATATAGATCAGGGTTACTATCGTGCATTGAGATCGCATGAAAGTCTAAGCTATCTCCAATATTAACAACTGTATCAGGTTTAAATTCTTTTTTTATTTCTTTTAAAAATTTGATTGCGTCTTTGTGATGATATGGAATGTGCATATCAGATATAATAAGTATTCTCTTATGACTCATACAATTAATACTTGTACTTATTTTTAAGTGTTTGTAAAGGTTTAGACTTTATCAAGCAAAGTTACTATTACATAACCCATAGCACTTATTAATGAGCCTGTGCAGATTAGTAAAATCTTTTCTAATCTTTTAACTCTTTCTTCTATAAGACTAATTTTTTGATGGGTTAATTTCTGCATGATACGACATAGCTTTTCGTGTGATTCTATTTTTTGTAAAGCTGTTTTGCTCATTTGTTTTTCATTTTAATTTCTTAACTTTCCACCAGACCATTTAGTATCTGGTAATCCATTAGTATATGATTTTCCATCAAATGTTAATACTTGTTTTCTATTTGAACCATCTTTATATGAAACATGAATCCACCCACTATTAGCTTCGCCTGTATAATACTCTAAGATCAGTTGGTCAAAATCACAATGGTTTTGAATCCATAAAGCTACTTCAAGGTTGGAAACTCCTATCACTTCCATATCAACTGCTTCGCCAAGACAATGTTGTGATGTGGCTTTGCTACCAATGGCTTCTGATAATTCTGGAGAACGATAGCCACTTGTAATAGTTACAGGCTTATCAAATTTTACTCTTACAGGCTCTAGTATTTCATAACAAAGATCGCCTAAATTTTTAATCTCTCCACTACCAGCTTTATTTTTTATACCAAGCCTAATTCCTGTGCTTGATTTTTCCATCTCCTCTAATGTAAAATGTTTTGAAAGTTGCAT